CAAGCAGGGCTCCGTTCATGAAAGAGTTCAAGGACAACGAAGGCAGGCCGTGGCACGTGTCTCTGACCGTGTCGTCGGCGAAGAGAGTCAAGGACTCGGTGTTGGTGGTGCTTCCGCCGAAGTCGGCCGACGAGCCGGCCCCGACCGAGGCCGTTCCTTTCGACCTGATCGACGCCGGCGAGATCGCCAGGACGTTTCAGGTTTTGCGGTCCAACTTCTCCGCCCTCGGCGAGACGCTGTACGCGATCCTGCTGCCGCAGGTCATTCAAAAGGGGCTGACTCAAGACCAGTTCCTTGACGGGCTGAAGGGCGAGTCGCTCGAGCAAGGAGGGCTAGCAGTCGAGGAAGAGCTAATCGGTTTTTTCCCCCCGCGCCTCCGCGGCGTGGTGACCTCGCTGGCGGCTCGGATGACGGAGCTGGCCGACGAGGTGACCAAGCAGGCGGAGGCGGCGCTTCAGACTCCTGGGCCGTCGTCTGGGAGTGCTGCGGCATCACCGGACTCGACCCCGACAACCGCACCCTCCGAGAGTTGATGGCGGCCCGAGATGCTCGGCTTGAATCCGACTGGTGGCACACGGCGCAGCAGCTCGCTCAGTTCTACAACGCGAATCGGGGCCAAGGTAAGCCGGCGGTCGAGGCCGCGAAGTTCAACCCGTTTACAAAGTCGAAGCCGACACCGAAAAGAGAAGCGACCCAAGCCGACCTCCAAGAACTGTTCGGCCCCGCAGGAGGATGACAGATGTCAGCATCAGCAGTCCGCGGCGGTCAGGTCTATATCGAGATCGGTGCTGATTCGTCCAGGGCGATCGCGGCTCTCGGCAGAATCAACGCCGTGGTCGGCAAAATGGGCGGCGGATTGGCAAAGCTCGGCACGTCGTTCATGGCGGCGGGCACTGCGATCGTGGCACCGATCATGGCCGCCGGCATGGCGTTTTCCAGCCAGAACGAAGAAGTTCTTCGGGCTCAGAAGTCGTTGATGTCGCTCGGCGAGTCGGTCGGACAGGCAGTTGCCCCGGCGATAGTCGGAGTGGCAAACGCAATTGCCGGCATGGCCGAATCAGCGGCCCGGTTCGTCCGCGAGAACGAAGAGCTCGTCCGCCAGGTGCTAGCGGTCGGCGGGGCGCTCGTCGGCGTCGGGGCTTTGATGTTTGGGTTCGGGAAGACGATGTCCGTCGTGTCGTTCACGATTGCAAACTTCTCCAAGCCTTTGATGGCGGTGATGTCGATCGTCATGGCACTGGCTGGGCCGGCACTGGCCGTGGCCGCGGCACTTGGCGGAATCGCCTTCGCTGCAAATGCCGCAGGAGTCGATCTCGGAAAGCTCGTGCAGTCGGCCGGTGCCCTCGGAGGCGTCTTTGCCGGCCCGATCAACGACGCGAAGGCGCTGCTCGCCGACCTCGGCGAGACAACGTCAACGACGATCACCGGCATCTACAACTCGATCGCGGCCGGGGACATCGCCGGGGCGATCGACATCCTATGGTCGGGCGTAAACGCGGCGTGGCTTCGCGGTCAGGCGGCGATCATGGGGGTGATCGATCCGTGGGTGAGTCTGATCCAGAACACCTTCGACGTGCTCGGCACGTACGTCGTGAGCGGGCTTGACCTGCTGTCCACCGATGCCGGGAACGCTGTCCGCAAAGTCTCGTCCGTGGTGATGGGCATCTTCGACGAGCTGGCGAACGGCGTGATGGCGACGTTCGACATGATGATCGGCAACATCCAGAAGGCATGGATTCGGATCACCGGGTTCCTGCAAGGCGCGACCGACACGCAAAGCAAGCTCGATGCCATCGACAAGGAAAACCAGTCGAGGGCCGATCAGCGTGGCAAGGATCGCCCCGGCCTTGCCGCCCGCATGAATGAGGCGATCGGCACCAACGCCACTGAGTCGCAGGCGGCGAGCGATCGCCAGTCCGCGGCGATGTCGGACCTCGATAAGCGGATGATGGGCCGCGAGGACGCGAACCGCCAGCGTGCCGCCGACCGCATGGCCGCCGTCGATCAGGCCAAGACGGCTCTCGACCAGAAGGTCGCCCAGACTTCCGCCCCGGCGTCGATCTCCGGCGGGTCAGCTCCAAAGATGAGCACCAGCGTGGCCGGCACCTTCTCGGCGACCGCGGTCGGGCAGATGGGCGGCGGCAACGTGCAGAAGCAGCAGCTCGACGCGCTGCTCAAGATTCAGGCCGGCATCGACCAAGCGAACCGCGTCGGTGGCATCGTCGCATGAGGTGGTAGATGGCTCTCACATGGATCGAAGACAGCAGCTCGAGGTCGTCAACGATCTTCCGTCTCGGTCGGAAGGACGCGAGCACCCGCACCCGCGTTTTCAACGTCTTCGGCACCACCAACGAAGACGTGCTCCATGCCTCTGCCAACCAAGCGATCTCGACCCAATACCCGTACTGGCAGTATCCAGGCCAGCCGACCGTCAAGCTGCGGGCGGAGTCCTACGCGGTCGAGTACCAGGGCGACGACTCGTGGAAAGTGACGATCAACTACGAGAAGATCGGGGCGGACGACGCAACGCAGGCGGCACCACTCAAGCGGGCACGCTCTTTCGACACGTCGGGCGGCACGAAGCACGTCACCGAGTCGGTGACCGGGGCCGACAAGGCAGCGTATGCCGCCGGAGGCACGACGCCGACTTCGATGGGCGGGGCGATCGGCGTCGATGACAACGGAGTAAACGGTGTCGATGTCGTAGATCCGGCTCTTCAGTGGCAGGAGTCCTACGACGTTCCATCCAACTACGTCACGTCGGCGTACATCCGCAATCTGGCGATTCTTACCGGCACTGTGAACGAGGCAGCCTTCCGCGGGTTTGCCGCCGGCGAGGTGCTATTCGTCGGTGCGTCCGGCAGCCACGAGTGGGACGACCAGCGGGGGAACGGCCCGTGGTCGCTCTCGTTCAAGTTCGTGGCGTCACCAAATGCCGGAGCGGGGAAGACGCTGCCGGCGTTGACCGTTGACACCATCACCGGGATCGAGAAGGGCGGCCACGACTACCTCTGGATTCAGTTCGCCAAGATCGAGGACTCCGCGAAGGCGCAGATGGCCCGCCGGCCGTTCGCCGTCTACGTGGACAAGGTCTACAAGGACGGCGACTTCTCACTGCTAGGGATCGGAGTCGCATGAGCGAAGGACGAATCCAACCCGGTCCGGTGCGAGGGCAGCTATCCGCCCGTGCGTGGAACCGTGCGCAGGACGCCGCAGACATCGTCCTGGGGCAGCGATCCGACGGCACGGCTGCCGGGCCGTCGGACGGCCCGTCTTCCTACACCCCGATCCTCGCCCGAAACTCAACTACCGGCACCGTAAACCGCTGGGGCGTCCTCTCCGTCGCCGGCGTTGTATTCACGCCCTCGGGTGCGACCGGCAACGCGACGCAGCAGTTTCAGGATCAGCCGGTGTTGAGCGGCGGCCTGCCGACTGGCGGCTCGTCGTTCGTGGTCGCGGTCGAGCCGATCGCGGCCGGGAAGATCGGGCGGGTCGCGGTGGCCGGCGTCGTCCAAGCCAAGATCAACGTCGTCTCGGAGTCCGACACGTTTGCCACGGCGAAGGACGGCGATCTCACGCAGCTCTCTTCGGCGTCGAGCGGGGAAGCCACGATCCTTTGGAAGGAAAGCGGCACCGGGGCGGGGAAGTGGGCCATCGTGCGGTTCGGTGCGGCGGGGGCTTCGATCCGGCTGGGCAAGGTCACGGGAACGTGGTCGAAGGGCTCGACGGCGAGCGTGACGCAGTGGAAGGGCGACGGGTCGGCGGCTGTGTCGGGGCCGAGCGGGCCGGCGAAGTTCATTGCGATCAACCGGGCGCAGACCGTGACGGGACCGACCGGCGGTTACTGGGTCGGATGCGAGAGCATCGACGGTACATGGCACCTTGAATGGGCGGAGTGTGCGTGATGCTGCTCGGAGGAAAAGGCGGCTGCCAGCAATGCACGTGCGTGCCGTGCGACGCATGCACGAGGACGTGCCAAAATCCGTACACCGGGACGGAGTTCAAGCCTGTCTACACGCGGTACTTCGAGGGCGTGGAGGCCGGCTACCCGTCCGACGGCTACCTCTCAGCGTCAGGCAATTCCGACACGTCCGACCCTTACAACGGCATGGACGGGGCCGGGCCGTGGTTCCAGCAGATCACCGGAGGGTTTACGCTCAACAGCACGCAGACTCGGTTCCCGTGTCGCGTCACGATCTCGTTTTGGCGGAACCAATACGGGGTCGGTGTGCAATCGATTCCGCCGCCGTCCACGGCGCTGACATTTGAAGGCGTGTTCGTGGAGGTTAGCAGCGGGGCTGTAATTGTTGGCGACCGTGTGATCGTGCCGGCCGACGGCGAAGTGCAGATCACAGGCGTTTCTATTCCTCTCGTCTCCGGTGGCGGTGACCAGAGCAGCAACGACCCGCGGCGGTACGAGGGCGGTATTTCAATCGTTCCGCAGTGCGAGTCTGCGTCTTTCTCAATCCGAGCCACGATCAACTGGAATACGCAAAGGCGGCAGCACGTTCTGTACGGCATCGTGCGGGAGTGTTATGAGGAAGAGAATCCTTGCGTGGATGAGTGTAGCGGATCTGGCACCCCAGACGTTGTGTATGTCACGATCAGCAACTATACAGGTCCGACGCCAGACGGAACAACTCTTAACGGCACTCACGTCCTCGACCGAATACCGAATAACTGCTATTGGTGGGACGGGCCGAATCCAGATGAATGTCTAGGAACGCCGGACAACTTACCGTGGAACTATTTGTACCCGAACGAGTTTGCAATACGGACTGGTCGATTATTCAGTGGCGCGTGTTACGGTGTCGGATTTAATGTATTCACACAGGTGTCGTGGGATTTATGTTTGACAGGAGTAATCGCCACCGGAACAAACGGAACTACGAAGATCGCAACTTTTGGAAGCGGTACGAGTATTCCTATGACAGGAAGTCCATTTACGAACTCCTTTGACTGGAAGATTGAAACGTGACCCGCTGCGACCTCTCCTCCGCCGACGCGACCTGCCCCCGCTGCGGCTTCGTCAGCAAGTACCGCAACGCGATCCGCCAATGCCGCAGGCCGCTGCCGACGACCTGCGGCCCCGGCTGCCAACTCCGCCGGTCGCTGGCATGGTGGGGAATCCGCGACGACGGCAAATGCGGCTGCGATTCCTTCGCCGCCCAGATGGACGGTTGGGGGCCAGACGAATGCTGGCGGCGGATCGAGGACATCGTCTCGCACCTTCGGGAAGCCGCCGAGAAGAAGGGATTGCCGTTCATCGCCACGGCGGCCCGGATCATGGTCGGCCGCGCCATCGAAGCCGCCAGGGCGGAAGCCGCCGCCACACCCCCGCCTGGGTGACCGTCCCCACCGTCACGATTGACCGCGGAGGCGAGCATGGCGAAGCGCACGGCCACGGTCCACATCGGCCAGAAGAAGTGGCGAATCCGCGTCTGCAAGGTGCCCGCCGACCGGCTCGGCGACTGCAACGACGAGACGGGGACCATCCGCGTCAGCGAGAAGCTCGTGGGCGTGGACTTCGTCGAAGTCTTGCTACACGAGTTGATTCACGCTCGGTGGTGGTGTCTCGACGAGGGCGAGGTGACGGAGTTCGCGGAAGAGGCGTCGGCCGTTCTTGAGGCGTTCGGGGTGACCCGCGAGGAGGACGAGGATGGCTAGACGCCGCACCTATGACGGTGACGAGATCACGCCGATCGTCCGCCGGATCGTCGAGGCCCACCCGGACGCACCGGCGAGGACGCTCGCCCGGCGGATCGTTGAAGAGTGCAACGGGGCACTGACGCTCGAGCAGGCCCGCACTCGGGTGCGACTCGCTCTCGGGCTCACCGGCGATGCGAGGCGGAAGCAGTCGAAGACGAAGCACCTGCACCGCGACCCGCGGCCGGCAGGCCAGCGGCTTGCCATGCCGCCCTCGCAGGCCGAGCCCTGGCTGCCGTTCGATCTCGGGATTGTCGGCAAGGTCGGCATCCTCTCCGACATCCACGTGCCGTACCACGACGAGACAGCCCTGCGGGCCGCGGTCGATCACCTCCAGGGCGAGAAGATCGACGCCCTGTTGCTCAATGGCGACTGGGCCGACTTCTACTCGATCTCACGGCACGAGAAGAATCCGAAGCTGCGGAACTTCCGCAACGAGCTGGCGGCTGGCCGCGATCTGTTGAAGTGGCTTCGTCAGGAGTTCGACGGAATCCGCATTGTGGCGAAGCTCGGAAACCACGAAGAGCGTTGGGAAAAGTGGCTGTGGGAACACGCCCCAGAGATTTCCGACGATCCCATTATGGGCATCGACAATTGGTACGGATTCCACAACCTCGGCATCGAGCTGGTGGCCGACAAGCGGATCATTCTCTGTGGTGCGTTGCCGGTGCTGCACGGCCACGAAAAAGGCAACGGGATCAGCTCGCCGGTGAATCAAGCCCGCGGCGCGTTCATGCGTCTTCATCACACCGTCCTCGAGGGCCACGGGCACCGCACCTCGACACACTCCGAGCCCGACATGATGGGAAGCGAAACGGTGTGCTTCTCGACGGGCTGTCTCTGCGACATGCGGCCGGCTTACGCTCGCCTGAACAAGTGGAATCACGGCGCAGCGGTCGTGGCGGTCCACGCCGACCGCAGTTTCGACGTTGAAAACTTCCGCATCCAAGCCGGCCGGGTGAGGCAATCGTGACAGACGCCGACATCGTTACTATCGACCAACGCATCCAGAGGGCCGGTGCCTCCAACTGTTGGACGGTCACACTCGGCTCTCTCGCCGGCGATGCTCGGCGGCTGGTGCGGCACATTCAGGAGACGCGGAAGATGGCAGACAGTTACCCCGTCGATCACATCCTTCGCGGCGAGCGGGAGTTAAAGCATTTTCCCGGCGACGAGATCGAGCCGGAGGCGACGTTAATCGAGGAGGAAGAAACACCGGCGTGGGTGGCACCGGTGGCCGAGAAGATTGTCGAATACTTGCACGAGCCCGGCCCGCCGGTGGCCGTGCAGCTCCTCGACACGGCACGGGCCGCGGTGCTCGATCGGCACCGGGTGTACGGTCCGCCCCAGGAGCATTTCCAAAGGACGGTGGGCATGGTCAACAGCCTGTTCGCCTCAGTGTTTAAACGTCCGCTGACCACGTCCGATTGGGCTCGGATCATGCTCTTGGACAAGCTGGCCCGCGACCTCGGACCGCGGCCCCACCCCGACAACGCCGTTGACCTCGCCGGCTACGCGGCGTGTCTCGCCGAGTGCAATGCGTCCGCACCCCCTGCGGACGGCACCACGTGACACGTAGCGTGGGGGGAGGTGGCACATGATCGTACGGCCGACTCACTGGCGGACCGGACCCAACGGCCGGGAAGCGGTGGCATCCGCCGGGGACTTCGTGTCGCTCGAGCGACTGCTGACAGCGGGCGAGAGGTCAGGCCGCATTACTTCCCGACCGGAACGAACGGACCGCGAGATCGAGGTGATCGCCTACCGGCTCGGCTGGACGGTGGCCGAAGTCCGGCGAGCGATTGCACGGGGACGCACGGAGATTCTCGATGCCTGACTCTCTCGACGGAATCGTATCCACCACGACGAGCCTGACGCAGACGCAGACGGGCACCGTCGGCAGCTCGACGCGGGCCGTCTCCGTGTCGTCGGCCATGCCGCTGAACAGCGTGTCCGGGCCGATCGCCGACCAGCTTTGGGTGTCGAACCGCTCGCTAGCAGTCGGGGCGTCCGAGACGCTCGATCTGCTCTCGCTTGCCGACACCATCCAGGGGGCGACCGGCATCCAGACCATGCGGCAGGTTCGCCTCGTGCGAATCGCCAACAGCGAGACGGTCACCGGGCCGCGGATCGTCGTCGGCCCGTCGGGCACGAACGGCTGGGGCCGCGTCGCCGGCGAAGTGGGGCCGGGCGGCGAG